TCACGGCCGGCTGTAATAGCGTTGCAGTATTTCCATCGCCTTGTTGATCGATTGCAGGCGCGCAGTGCTGCCGCCGCGGTCGGGATGGTGCTGGCTGACCAGTTGCCGGTAGCGCAGCTTGATGGCGGGATAGTCGACCGCGCCCTCCAGCTCGAACAGGGCGAGGGCGGCAGCCTTCTCCTCGCTGCCCTGCATGCGCGTCCAGAAACTCTGCAACAGCCGCTCGACGTCGGCCTCGCTGGTCTCCCCCAGGTGACGCAGGTCGAGGTAGTAGTCGCGCAGCGGATCGCCCTGTCCCAGTGCCTGCGTGCCGGCCACGTAAGGGCGCAGGCACAGGTTCAGCGGGCTGATCTCCAGGTGCGCCTCGCGCTCGGTCCAGAGGTGGTCGCGCAGGTGGTAGAGCGCGTTGAACAGGAGGAAATGGGTGCGGAACAGCACCAGCTTGTCGGCCAGTTCGCGATGGGGGATATGCGTCGAATGGCGGGCCTTCAGCAGCTGGATCAGCTGGTATTCGGAAAGCCCCTCGGGATGCTCGCGCAGCAGGCAGAGGATCTGCCCGGCGAGGTCGAGGCGGTGGTCGAGGTCGGGAGTCATGGGGCAAGACTAGCATCGGGCGTCGGGAGGGGCTGGGGTCGGCGTCGCTTTGTGCGTAGAAGTGCAGAGCCGTTTGGGGTGTTGGTCATAACTGGCCAACGCTAGGCAATGCTGGGTGGGGAGCGTGTGTTGGGATTTACCATGTGGTCATAACTGGCCATTGTTAGCTAGTGATTTCGACACTTTTTCGACACAGGACTATGAGGTCAAGCCAACGTAAGCTGTGCACCCGTTACTAGCCTGCATCTTAACTCTGTCAGGGATAGAGTGGGTGGTGGGTATTGAACCCTATTTTAGGGTGGTCTTATTTGGTCTATGCTGGACAATTACTGATAAATCAATGACTTGCAATTAGGAAAAGTCGCCTTCGTTGGTCAATTCCGGCTTGTGATTTCGACACTTGCTTGGTATTTGTTTCCTAATCCTCTACTACTGAATCTAGAGAAAGGTGTAAAAACTTCTTTTCTTTTCTTAGAGGTGAGCCGTGGTACTCCTTCGTCAATCTATTTTCTTCTTTTTCATAAACAATGCCATCTATTAAACAAGCTTCGGCCAATTCTCTGTTCTCTCTATAAAGCCTAGCATAGTTGCTCTTTGTCCAGTTCAAAATCGCTTGCTGCAATCCTTTATCTTCCTTATCTAACCCGACTCCATTCTTATCCATGCTTAAAACATTCAAACAAAGCCCAAGCAGGCGCGCACCTGTAAAATTTGGAAACTGAGTCAATCGACTTACTTCACGATACACCAACATATGAACTTTAAACCGAACAATCTTACCAGCAGCGGAGTTGAAGTCTCCAAAACCAAACATATCTCCCCATAGCACACTAAACTGTATCGTCCAGCAAGTTCTCGAAGGTCCTCTTATATAAGATACACGACAAATAATATTATAAATAAACTTAGCAAATTCATCTAAAAAATTATGCGCAGCATATTTCTGAAGAAAGTATGATTCGGGGGAGGCTTTAGATAAAAGCCTTGCAACTTCTTTTATAAACTTCACCACTACCATGAGATTCTTAAATGATGGGGCATCAAAGAAAGACTCACTACCATTAATCTTATGGATTTCATTTAATGAATCAGAGATATTATCCAGAGCATTAATTAAAACAAGTGAAACCTCACCCGAATGGTTCCCTATATAGTCTCTTAGCGTTATCAGCAAAATTCTGGTATATGCACTCCATTGTTCACTATCCCAGGAAGGCCTATACACTCGAGTATAAAGCCCTAGGCATTCTGCCATTTGATAGTCGCCAAACATAGTTTGACTAATTGGTTTATGAAGACCAATAAATCCGGAATCATACTCATTACTCTCATGATATATGAATGACTCCTTAAAGCTAATTGCTTGGGTTGTTATATTTCTTGAAAACACTCTTGCTGGCGTTTGATATTTTCTCGAAATGCGAATCTCGTTATACAAAGCCCATGCAGTTATAGGAGATGACTCTACAATAGCTTGACACATACGCTTATCAGCGATGATAGATAGGATGTCCTGTGCAGCAATTTTTGCACTTCGTAAGTTACTACCATTACCGACAGCATATTCTATGATAGGCTTTATTGAACGGGAAATTTCATCGGAAATGATACTTAACTCGGCTGGAGCCCCTCTGGCCACAAAATTCAATAAACTATTAGCAAAGCGCGTACCGTTGTACCAGCTGAACTTTGGGGGACGAATGAATGCAAAAAATGACCAGAGAAGAAACGTTGTAAGAAATACTCCTCCTAAAAAAGCTTGCCAGGAAGCCAGGGTAAAAAATTGTCCTTTGGGGATCAGCCATCCATTTGCACGCCATAGGTCCGTTAATAGCGTCAACAGACCAACAACAGCTACAGCATAAAAAGTTATAGTTTGCAGCGGTACGGGAGCAACTTGAATTCTGAACTTATATCTGACATCGGCCGTGGTCCAAGCTAAAACCATAAGGGCAAGACCGGCCAGATACTCAGAAAATCCAAAAAATTTAGGACCATTAGGATCCAAGGGATAAAAACACAGCCCCCCAAAACATGTTTCAACTTGCACTGAGATCCCCTTTAAATAATTGGAAGAGCGAGTATCTCGATCATGTACTCATGTCCTATATTGCGAGTATGCCAACGCCTATGCTTTAACAGCTTTTAGTTTTTGCTTTTAGATATAGTAAAATTATTTAGAATCAAATATCTTTATGCAGCTTAGAAGGTAAGTTGCTTAGGGTTTCATTATACTTTTTCTCAGCAACGCCTTGATTTCTAGTTAGCATCTCAATTGCAGGCTCCACTTTTAGAAGATACTCGCGACACTTTTTTTCATTAAAACTACCTATATTAACCTGCACATCATTAGCTAATGCATTCGCATCTGCTATCCAGAGATTGAAAGCCTCCCCTTGCCCTTCTAAAAACTCAATCAACATACTCTTTAGCTCAGCAGGGATAGAGGAGTCCGTTTGTGTCCGCTTAATTAAAGAGTTGTTTTCACGATTAAGAGCATGCCAACCAGAACGTGCCTCTTCTACTTTATTCACAACTCTCTGTCGCAACTGAAACAGCTCTTTGTTATTATTTTTTGAAAACACCCGAACAGGAATCCAAAGGCCTAAAACAGCCACTAGCAACGTCATCCATTCCATTAAAGACACATTTTCAAAATTCATATCTTTTTCTCAGTCCCTCGGGCATACCAACGCCTAGTCACTTCCTGTGTAATCGCTATCCCGCGCTTTGACTGGTCAAGTTTCGGTTGGCCTCGTCGTAGTCAGGGCTTGTTTGTCCAATTTCCGGCATGACTTCGCCTGTGGTAAGCCACCATCGATACGCAGGGTAGACGCTACCGAGGATTTCAATCTCGTCCGCTCCCACTCGCGCCTTTCCTCGCTTGATGCTTACCCATCGGTTGTAGTCCGTCGCACCTGCTCTGGTCAGGGCGCTTAGGTTGCTACGGCCAATCAATAGCAAAGCTCTATCTGTGATGCTCATTCAATAGGTATTAATCATTATTTGGACTATGTACATGACATAGTCCAAGAGCTATTGTTTGCACATAGTCAATGGACATAGTCCAAGACCATAGTCCTCTATAGACCAACATAGTGCAGCAAAGGCCATGGAAGTGGAAGAAATCAAGGCTCAAGACCTCCGCGCGGCGCCCCCGGTGTTGCCGTGGCGGGACTTCGCGAACTGGATTGGCATGGGGGAAGACCACGAAACCGTCCGTGGTTGGATTCGTAAGGGCTATCTCCCCGCGCACAAGATCGGCAAGCACGTGATGGTCAATGTTGCGCTCTTCACCCATCAGCTGATGGAAAAGGAGGAGTTCTGATGCTGTCAGGCAACCCCATCCATGCGCTGCTGACCTTCTTGGAAGGTTATCTGCTGCAAACGGCACAGCACCCTAGCGAACCCTTCGACCGCGCCCTGATGCTGATCGATGGCCTCATGGACGCCGGCTACCTCTCCCAGCCGGAAGAATCCTATCTGACCGACCTGCGGGTTGAAGCTCTCGCCTGGGGCCGTGCTCGCCAAGATAAGGAGGAAGCTGACCATGTCGTCTCCGAATTACTTGCGCCAAACCCACGCCTCGGACTGCGCCTGCTCTGTGTGCTGGTCCGCAAGGCAGGCCATCCCATTGCACAACCCGTCGCCGTGTCCGGACTGCCGGCCCCCTGGGCTGCCCTATCTGGAAGATGGCCGCTGGCTCTGCCGTCCCCGTTCCTTCTGCGCGAAACACGACCCGTCCCGGCGTCCGCCGAAGTACTGGCACGTTGTGTACGACAGCGGGAAACCCACGCCCTTCGTGCCCGTGCGCGAAGCATTCCAATTGGAGGGCTGACCCATGCTCGCTGACACCCTGAAAGCGCTGCTCCTGCTCTGCCTGATCCAAGCCGCCCGCACCGTGGCCGATCCGGTCAAGGGCCGCGCTCCCGGCTCGTCGGAACAGCCTCACCGTTCCGGCGAACGGAAGCACGGGCGCAGCGCACCCTTGAACGCCTCCCCCCTGAAACAGCCTCAGCTGGGGAGTGTGGGGCAGCTCCTCCGCCCGCGCTCCCGAGCCCTCGGCGGCAAGAGCGGGATGACAAGGGCAGAGCCCTTGGTGTTGCTCTGCGGGTTCCAAGGGGAAGCGTCCCCCTTGGCCGTCGGAGACGACGTTGCGATAGGGATCGTTACCCGGATGGGCCAAGACGAACACCTTTGGTTGGCTTGGTTCGCTAGCGAGTAGAGCCCCGAAGGGATCGCCCGACAAATCACTTTCACCCAACACCGCTGAATGAAGGCGAAACAGCCGAATTTGCAGCAGCGGGACAACTCACGCCGAAAAAGGCGAATTGAAGGAGAAACACCGATGAACATGTTTGCAACCCAAGGCGGCGTCGTCGAACTGTGGGTCACCAAGACCGACACCTATACCTCGACCAAGACCGGGGAAATCTACGCCTCGGTCCAATCCATCGCCCCGATCCCGGAAGGCGCCCGTGGCAACGCCAAGGGATTCGAGATCAGCGAATACAACATCGAGCCGACCCTGCTGGACGCCATCGTCTTCGAAGGCCAGCCGGTGCTCTGCAAGTTCGCCAGCGTGGTCCGCCCGACCCAAGACCGTTTCGGCCGGATCACCAATACCCAAGTCCTCGTGGATCTGCTGGCCGTGGGCGGCAAGCCGGTGGCGCCGACCGCCCAAGCCCCGGCCCGCCCGCAAGCACAGGCCCAAGCCCCGCGTCCGGCCCAGCAGCCGCAGGGCCAGGACAAACAAGACAAGTCCCCGGACGCCAAGGCGTAAGCCGTAGGAGGCCGCGATGCTCCGCTATCTCTCGCTGTTCGCGGTAGGTCTGGCCACCGGCTACGCCTGGGGCTGGATCGACGGCCTAGCGGCCTCCCTGGCTGTTTGAGGACTGATCGCTATGTCAGGCGTTGTCGCTGTGCAGGTGTGTACCGCGTGGACCTCGACTCCCGAGGGCTTCATGGCGTGTCGCGAACTCGCATGGCAACAGGCCTACCTGATTCCGCCCGAGGCCGCTGGATACGTGGACATCCTGGTCAACGGTGGTTTCTCCCCGGAAGCCTTCGGCATCGGTGCCGCTGGCGTCCTGGGATCGTTCGTGACGGGGCTTTTGATTGGCTGGGTCGCGTCACTTCTTCGTAAAGCCAAGTAGAGAGGAAACACCATGAAAGCAATGAAGCAACGCATCGCCAAGTTCAGCCCGGTCGCCTCGTTCCGCAACCTGTGCATCGCCGGCTCCGTCACTGCCGCGACTTCGCTGCCGGCCTTCGCGGGGGTGATCGACACCAGCGCGGTGGAATCGGCGATCACCGATGGCCAGGGCGATATGAAGGCCATTGGCGGCTACATCGTCGGCGCCCTGGTGATCCTGGCCGTTGCCGGCCTGATCTACAGCATGTTGCGCAAGGCGTAACGGGTGCTCTGGTCGGTGTGGTTGGGGGCGTTCTTCGCCGGCGCCTTCATCACCGGGTACCGGACCGGCGAATTCTTCTAACCGAACAGACCGAGGCGGAAGCCCCTCCGGAGTTTCCGGCGGGGCTTTTTATTACCCGGAGAAAAGATAAATGAGCATTAAGACATTGATATCTGTCCTGAGGGTAACGCTTCTTACGGCGTGCTTGTTGCCTTCGTTATTCTTTGTTCGGAGTGCTATTGCGGGCCCTTATATATGGGAGGTTGTTATGTACTCCTCCAGTGGCTCTAGCACTCCTGCCGAAGCATGCGAGAAAGCACGGGTTGTTGCGGATAGGTCTCCGGATTGGAACTATACAAGCGCCACGCCCAAGATGAATGGGTTGGATAATTCATATTGTTCTGTTGTGTATGTTTCTCGCAGAGACCCTAGTGTTGTTAATACTTGTGATGACTGCGCTAGCTGGAAGCTTTTTAGAAAGGGGGATCAGTGTGCCAATGCTGATGATACCTACAATGCCTCCACGGGTATTTGTGAGCCGCCGCCCAAGGAGTGTAAGGAAGGCGAACTGTTCCCGGCCAAGGGCCCGGACTCGCCCGTAGTTACCTCGGGAGGCCGTAACTATGTCGGTGACGGCGGCGCCCCGACCGCCTGCTATCAAAGCTGTGAGTATGGCGGCAATCCCAGCCCGGCCAGTTGCTATCTGGTCAAAGGCTCCACCACGACGGGCTTCTGCAATTACATCCTCAAGGGCACCGGCCAAAGCTGCGGTGCCGACTCCTACACCTTCTCCCAGACCGGCGATTCGCTGAACCCGCCCGACACTCCGAACACCGATCCTTCCGACCCGAACGACCCCGGCTGCCCGCCCGGCTGGTCGTGGTCGGGGACTACCTGCGTCAAGACCCCGACCGATCCCACGGATCCAACCGACCCGACCACGCCGGGCGGTGATGGCGATGGCGGCGGCGATGGCAATGGCGGTGGAAACAACAACGGCGGCACCGGCAATGGCGGCGACGGCAGCGGGGGAGGGGACGGCAACGGCGGGGGCGATGGTAGCGGCGACGGTGACGGCAGCGGCACGGGCGGCGATGGCAACGGCACCTGCGACCCGGCGAAAGAGAACTGCTCCACCGGCCCCGAAGGCCCTGGCGGCGAACTCAAGGAACCCACGCCCGGCACCTGGGATGACGCCATCGCCACCTGGGAAAAGAAGGTCGAGGACGCCAAGAAAGAACTCAAGACCAAGGTGAAGGCCAACGTCGACCAGATGAAGGGTGCCTTCGACCTCAACCTGGCGGAAGGCGGCGGGCAACTGCCCTGCGAGTCCATGACCATTTGGGGCAAGTCCTACTCCCTCTGTATCTCCGACTACGCCGGCCAACTCTCCAGCCTGCGCGTGGCGCTGCTGCTGATGGCCGCGCTGATCGCCGCCCTCATTCTGCTGAAGGACTGACCCTATGGAATGGCTCTCCGGTTTCCTCGATCAGATCATCGCCTTCTTCCAGTGGATCTGGGACTTCTTCGCCCAAGGCATCTATGACTTCGTGCGCGACGGCCTGGTGGTCGCCACCAAGGCGTCGATGTACGCCGCGCTCCAGACCCTGATCCTGCTGATCGATGTCAGCTACACCGCCGCCCGCGAACTGATCGACAGCCTCGGCGTGCCGCAGATGATCCGCAGCATGTACGCCGCGCTGCCGGGGCCGATTGCGGCGGGTCTGGCCTTCTTCGGCGTGCCGCAGGCGCTGAACATCATCATGGTCGCGGCGGCGACGCGCTTCTGCATGCGCTTCGTGCCGTTCATTGGGAGGTGATCCGTGTCGATCAAGATCCACCACGGCCCCAATGGCTCCTACAAGACCTCCGGCGCGATCCAGGATGACGCCGTGCCCGCGCTGAAAGACGGGCGGGTGATCATCACCAACGTGCGCGGCTTCACCCTGGAGCGGGCCTATCAGGTCTTCCCGGACCTGCCCAACACGGCGGAAATCATCAACCTCGATCTGGAGTCGCTGGAAGACCTCGAAAAGATGCGCACGTGGTTTCAGTGGGCGCCCCGCGGTGCCTTCCTGATCTTCGACGAAACCCAACTGCTGTTTCCCAAGTCCTGGCGGGAAAAAGACCTCGAGCGTTTCGACTACCCCGGCGGACCGGAAGCGGCCCACGCAGCCGACCGTCCCATGGGCTGGCTCGACGCCTGGACCCGGCACCGGCATTTCAACTGGGACATTGTCCTCACCACGCCGAACATCTCTTACATCCGCGACGATATCCGCATGACCTGCGAGATGGCCTACAAGCATTCCAACCTCGCGGTGATCGGCATCCCTGGCCGCTACAAGGAGGCCCAGCATGACGCCCAACTCAACCGTCCGCCCGCCGATGGCACCATCATCGAGTACAAGCGGATCCGAAAGCAGACCTTCGCCCTCTACCAGTCCACGGCCACCGGCAAGACCCAAGACACCAAGGCGGGCAAGAGCCTCTTCCGGTCGCCTAAGCTGGTTCTTCTACTGGCATTGCTGGCCGGCACTATTGGCTTTGTCTGGTATATGGGGCCTCTGCGCACGATTGGCGGTCCGGCTGCTGCGACACCTGCCGACGCTCCTGGCGACCCTGCTCAAGCCCCTGCTGCGCCCGCTGCTGTGGCTGCTCCAGCGCGTCCTGCTGCGAATAGCTTTCTTCCTCCTGGGCTTGTACCTGATGGGTCTGCTGCTGCGCCTGTTGATCTGAACGCCCATCCCTTCGCCGATCGGCGGATCTCCATCCTTGCCCACGCCTACCGCAAGTCGCGGGGCGACATTTACCTGTTCGCCCTGGACGATCCCACGGGCCGGCGCCTGGAACTGACTAGCTGGCAACTGATCGGCTCCGGCTACCGGGTGATGCCCAAGGGCGAGTGCGTCGTAGAGCTTCGCTATGAGGACTGGAAACAGACCGTCACCTGTGCCGGGAGGCAGCCCGGCGCGGTGGCCAGCATCGCTCCGGCAGCGCCTGTCGCCGCGTCCGCAGACGCACCGGCCAGGGGCCAGTCGCCGCTGACCATCGTCCCCGATTCCGAATACGCCTCGCGGCCCTGGAGGCAGAAATGATCGATTGGGAATTCCTCGTTCCGGTGGCTATGGGCTGGGCGCTGCATCACTGGTGGTCGGTGATGACGGCGCTAGCGGCGGTAGGGGTGCCGCCATGAGGGGCGGGCCGCGCCGCCGGCCGGGAGCGCAAGGCATGAGCGATAGGCCGAAGGCGCGGCCGACGCCCCTGTAACACGTCAGATAAGCACCCCGCGATTTGGACATTAATGGACATTGTTAGGTGAAACCATGAAGAAAGTGACCCATCAAAACCGCCTCCTGCTGCAACCCGACGGACAACTGCTGGATTCCCCCAAGGGACGGCTCTTCGTTGATTCCATGACGGGGGCGTTCACTGATCTGTCAGGCGTGCGCATTCTGCGTTGCGGCGTGGATACGGTGCGCCAGTTGTACAACGGCAAGTTGCGCCCGGAAGTCATGGCGCTGTTTGACCTCTCGGTGGATGTGGTCGAGTTCGCCGGCTACGAATGGTCCAAGGGCCGTATCGGTCGCGACTCCGGCTATCAGTACCGCCTGCAAAACGCAGAACTGGGGCTGATCCTGCTGATCAAGAATCACAACATCAAGGTCGACACCCTTGGCTCGCACCTCAAGATCGAGGTGTCGCCCCATGCCCTCGACGGTGCCGACCCGCATATCCTCCAGGGCGTGCTGGATGACTTGGCCGCTGCCGTGCTGAGCCACTGCGAGACCAACCAAGCCGCTGTGCATATCGCCCTGGACGTACAAGGCTGGAAACCGCCTCGCGATCTGGTGGACCGCATGCATTGCCGCTCCCGTCGGGTGCGGCAAATCAGCGGGATCGAGCGGATCGAATTCGATGGCAACGCCTCGGTCTACGGGCGTGGCGAGACGTACATGTTTGGCTCGGCCAACGGCCTGCAACTGTCGATCTATAACAAGACCCTCCAGGCTCGGGCCACCGACAAGCTCGACTATTGGGAAAGCGTGTGGGCAACCCTGAACGGGGATCCGTTCGGCGATGGCGACCCGGCCTATAACCCCCTGGAAACGGTCTGGCGGCTCGAATTCCGTTTCCATCACTCCATCGTCCAGCAGTTCTCCGAAGGCTCGCGTATGGCCTCGGGGGAGGTCATTGGCTGCCGCACCTATGAGGGCCTCTGCCCGCATCTGCAAGGACTGTGGAACTACGCCTGCGAAAGCTTCAAGCTGCTGAGCCGGACGGCGGTCTACGATCCGTTCTGGAGCCTGATCAGCCAGGACGCCCGCGTCCAGGTCGAGTGCGATCCGCTGATCGAGCGTACCGAGTACCGGCGCTATTACAAGACCGCCAAGGGCTTCAGTGGGCGTAACTGCGAGATGTTCCTCGGCCAGTTCATCAGCCTGATTGCGCGGGAGCGTATCCCTGCAAAAAAGGCAATTGAGTCCGCCCGCAAATTGGAGTTCTGGCACGTCATCGAAGACCACTACCTGGCCAAGGGTTGGACTCGTCGCGATCTGGAAAGGCATATGCACAAGCTGATGTGTGATCGGTATCTACGGCGGGGATACGCGATCTGATGGCGATCACCAAGCTTGAGGATGGCCGCTGGCTGGCCGACGTTGAACCGATCAAAGGCAAGCGTTTTAGGAAGCGTTTCAAGACCAAGGGCGAAGCCCAGCGGTTTGAGGCGATGGTGCGGACGAAGCATGCGCGACAGCGGGAGTGGAACCCCGTTCAGCAAGATAAGCGACTGCTGTCGGAACTTATAGAGCGTTGGTATGAATTGCATGGGCACTCGATTACCAGCGGGAGGCGTCGTAAGAATCTGCTATTGCTGATCGCGTCTCGCCTGGGCGACCCGGTGGGGCAGAGGTTCACCACTGCTGATCTGGTCGCGTTCAGGAAGCGTGAGTTGGAGGAGGGCGCTTTACCTAGGTCTATCAACGTTCGCTATTCGTATCTGAAAACAGTATTCACCGAGCTTCGTAGGCTCGGCGATATCGACTATCCGAATCCTTTGGATCGTCTCAAGCCGTTGAAGCCTCAACAGTCGGTTGTATCGTTCCTGTCTAAGGATCAGGTAGCGGTGTTGGTGTCAGCGCTCCGGGACTATTCGACCTTTCCCCACTTGGCATTGATTTCAGAGGTCTGTTTGGCGACGGGGGCTCGCTGGTCGGAAGCGCAAGGGTTGACTCTGCCCATGGTCCGGGATGGATCGGTGGTCTTCTCCAATACCAAATCAAAGCGTGTTCGATCCGTACCAATCTCGACAGACTTGCAGGCTCGACTTGAGAAATATTTCGCCGGTCGGAATCGCTTTCCCTCTTGTCGGGAGGCGTTTGCACGGATGGTGAAGCGTTGCGGTATCGTACTGCCGAGAGGGCAGTGCACCCATGTGCTACGCCATACGTTCGCTTCCCACTTCATGATGAACGGTGGAAACATCCTGGCGCTGAAAGAGATTCTTGGGCATTCGTCACTGAACATGACCATGCGCTATGCGCATTTGTCGCCGGAGTACCTGCGGGACGCTATTCGACTCAACCCGCTGGCGGATTTCGACAGTTCTTCGACACTTGCTGAGACGTCCTAG